TTCGTCAATACTATAAAGTATTAGACAGTGCTTCGTGTTATAGTATAGCTTACTCATTCGTTTATACAGGGAGGATAATGTTCTTAAATATAATATACCTGGGGGTATGTTTCGTGTATTAGAATCAAATTACACTAAATGGACAGTTATATCGTCGCCTTCGTTATAGCGTACCTGGGGGTATGTTTCGTTTATTAGAATAAAGCAGTACTAAATGGACAGTTATATTTGGGTCGTGGGGGTTATTTATACGCCCCGTTGCCCGCCCTTAAGGCGTAAAAGGCGTCCTAACCCTAAAAGCTAATTTAAAGGGTCCCTGTAACCTACAAAACTTTGAAAACGCTCGAACATATACACGTTAATTAAAAAAAATTTCCAGGATTTAAAATGTCCCAAAAGGTTGATAGTACAAATAAAAAAATTCCCCAGAAAAAAACACTCACAAAAGGACAAAAAATACTATATAAAAAGAAACACACATTTCAAATATGAAACTGGAATTTGACAATTACGAAAAAGATCTATTACTGGAAACAATTCAGCATAGATTATACACAGATAAAATATTAGTGATCAATAATACTCTTAGAGAAGAAATTGAAGATCTTCTCAGAAAAGTAGAAGAAGATGAATACTTATAATATTTCAGTCAAAGGCACGAATATTATAAGTCAATTACCTCAGAGTGATTTGCAGGAAAATCTGAAACTTATCAGAGGACTTGTATGGACTTCTGGGGGCAATGATGATGATATCAAGATCACACTAAATAAAGCAGAACCACCTTGCAATAAATGAGTTGTGGTGGTAGAATAATAAAGGCACTATTTTAAAATTTTATACTTATGGCAAAAGGTTTTACGGTAAAGGCAGCGGCACCCAAATCTTCAAATAACAATGAAGATGATTTTGATTTAGCATTAGCAAAACAAGCAATACAAGGAAAGTCAATTGTATTTTGTCTTCCTGGACGAGGAGTATCATATACTTTTCTAAAAAACTTCGTTCAATTGTGTTTTGATTTAGTTCAGTCTGGAGCAAGTATTCAGATTTCACAAGATTATAGTTCAATGGTGAACTTTGCTCGTTGTAAAGTTCTTGGGGCAAATGTTCTCAGAGGACCAAAGCAAGTTCCTTGGGATGGTCGTTTGAAGTATGATTATCAATTATGGATTGATAGTGATATTGTATTTGATACTGAAAAGTTTTATCGTCTTGTTTCAATGAATAAGGACATTGCAGCGGGATGGTATTGTACTGAGGACGGAATGACCACTTCAGTTGCCCATTGGTTAGATGAAGATGATTTCAGAGGCAATGGTGGAGTGATGAATCACGAAACCTTAGAAACGATGAGCAAACGTCGCAAGATGTTTACAGTTGATTACACAGGTTTTGGATGGGTACTCATTAAGAATGGAGTCTTTGAGAATCTTGAATATCCCTGGTTTGCACCGAAGATGCAAGTCTTTGAATCTGGTGAAGTTCAGGACATGTGTGGCGAGGATGTCTCATTCTGTCTAGATGCAAAAGAAGCAGGATTTGAGATTTGGTGTGATCCAAAGATTCGTGTTGGACATGAAAAGACTAGAGTCATCTGAGGTACTTCTCTCGGGCATTTCTTGACTTTTTCAACTGAATAATGATAGAATGCCTCTGTAAGATTCAAAACCTCTTACAGAGGCATTTTCAATGTTCTCAGAAGGTCTTAAAGATTATAAGACTTCTTAAAAAACCGTACAAAAACCGTTTTATAAACAAATTGGGAGAAAATTAAATGGCTGTTTCAAAAAAAGAGATGAAGATTGGGAGTAATCCAAAGAATACTCGTCAAGGTGAAGGAAAAAATACAAAGTACGCGAAATCAAGTAGCAATGGTGCTCGAAAAAAGTATAGAGGTCAAGGTCGTTAATTTAATTGAATCTTCAAATCCCAGTTATTGCCCCAAAAGGCAATGGTTGGGATTTCTTTTTGGAATTTAGATATTCGAATTCAGAAAAATTTAACATTTAATAGAGATTCTATTCTAAATTTTAATGGAAAGATCAAAAAATAAAATAATATAGATAAAATATGGGATAGAAACCCCAAAAAAAGTTCTGATTTTCAATCAGGAGACAAAATGTCAAACAAAAAAACAGATAGAGATCAAGAATATATGAGAAAAATGTGGGGGACCACGAAATTGATTACAGATTATCAGGTAGATCCTGCAAAAAGAGTCATTCAAGAGTTTATGTATGATGTTGCGCCCAAACATGACTTAAAAAAACAGACTGATCTTCACGAAAAAATTCGTAATGATGAAGACTATGATGATTGGTCTTATGGAACTGAACCTGCTTACGGAAAAAGTTGGTAAAAAGTATTATAGATATATAAAAGTGCAAAAATTTGAATGGCAGTAACAATTTCTCGCAGTTTTAAAGATATTAGTTTGTCTTTTGCGAGACATCCAGTTACAAATGATGTAACCATTCTCAAAAATGAGGATGCAATCAAAAGATCTGTCATAAATTTGGTTAGAACTCGTATTAATGAAAGATTTTTTAATTCTTTATTGGGTTCTTCTGTAGATAATTCATTATTTGAACTCCAATCTTCTGGGATATCTTCATTTTTACAAGAAGAAATCACAACACTTCTCAAAAACTTTGAACCTAGAATTAGATTAAGAAGTGTTGTGATTGATACTCCAGAAGATTCTAATGATTTAAATATTCGTATTTCTTATGATATTGTTGGTTTACCATTTCCAACTCAAAATATAGAATTCATCTTACAACCAACTAGAGTATAATGGCATTCAATCAGTTTACCAACTTAGATTTTGGCGATCTACGAACTCAGATTAAAGATTATCTGAGAACAAATTCTAATTTTACTGATTTTGATTTTGAAGGATCCAACTTTTCGGTCCTGATTGATATTCTTGCTTATAATAGTTATATTACTGCATATAACACCAATATGCAGGCAAATGAGGCGTTCCTTGATAGTGCAACGCTCAGAGAAAATGTAATCTCACATGCACGAAATATTGGATATGTTCCCCGCTCAAAGAGAGCATCAAAAGCAAAAATTAGTTTTTCTGTAGATAGTACAGGATTTAACTCCAAAACGATTACTTTGAATGCAGGAGTAATTGCATTGGGTGCAGTTCAAGGTGGAAATTACATATTCTCAATACCATCCAGTATTACAACTGCAGTAGATGGTTCAAATATTGCATTTTTTGATAATATTGACATTTATGAAGGGTCATATTTAACAAAAACATTTACAGTTGATTATAGTCAAGCAAATCAAAGATTTATTATTCCTAATGCTGGAGTAGATTCTACAACAATTCGTGTAAATATCACTAATTCTACTACAGAAACATATACATTATATGAAAATATTTTAAATGTTGACAATACCTCAAGATTATTTTTACTTCAAGAAATTGAAGATGAAAAATATGAAATTTTATTTGGAGATAATATTTTAGGAAAAAAACCAACTCACGGAAGTGTAATTACTGTTTCATATATCGTAACAAATGGAAAATCGGCAGATGGATCTGCAAATTTTACTTTTTCTGGAAATTTAAAAGATAATAATTCAGTAAGTATTACAAGTGGAATTTCGTTACTGACAACTATTTCTTCATCACAAAATGGCGATGATATTGAAACCATAGATTCGGTCAAATATCTTGCTCCAAGAGTATATGCTTCGCAATATAGAGCAGTTACTGCAAATGACTATAAAGGATTGATTCCTTATATTTACTCAAATATAGATTCAGTAAGTGCATATGGCGGAGATGAATTAAATCCTCCAGAATATGGAAAAGTATTCATATCCATCAAACCAAGAAATGGAAATTACTTATCTCAAATCACAAAAGATGATATTTTAAAAAAATTAAGACAATATTCAATTGCTGGGATCAAACCAGAAATTATAGATTTAAAATACTTATATGTTGAACTTGATACAACAATTTATTATAATACTTCATTCACTTCTGATGTAATTTTATTAAAAAATCAAGTTATTAATACAATAAAATCATACTCCGTTTCTTCTGATGTGAATAGTTTTGGTGGAAGGTTCAAATATAGTAAAATAAATGCATTAATTGACAATACAAATAAGGCAATTACTTCGAATATAACAAAAGTGAAAATGAGAAGAGATTTGCAAGCTCAAATAAACAAATTTGCTACTTATGAATTGTGTTTTGGGAATAAATTTCACCAAAAAACAGAAAATTATAATATAAAATCTTCCGGGTTCAATATTCAAGGAATATCTGATATATTATACTTGACAGATTCGCCTTTAGATAGTTCAAAAGGAAAAATTTTATTCTTTAAACTTGTAAATAATATTCCTGTTGTTGTTAGTGGTAATGCAGGTACAGTTAATTACACAGATGGAGAAATTTTGTTAAATATAGTAAATATTACATCAACTTCTCTACCAAATAACACTATCCAAATTCAGGCAATGCCAGAATCAAATGATGTAATTGCACTGAAAGAATTATATTTACAAATAGACACTTCAAATACCATAGTAAATACTATAGAAGATATTATTACTTCTGGTGAAAATACTTCTGCTACTTCTTACATAACAACTTCAAGTTATATCAACGGAAATTATACAAGATAAAATGTCAGAAATTAAAAGAATAAAAATCAATCACATTCTTGATTCACAAATTCCTGAGTTTTTGAATGAAGAATCTCCTCTTTTTCAAGAATTTTTAACTCAGTATTATATTTCACAAGAACACCAAACTGGTGTTGTAGATTTATCAACAAATTTACAAAAATATAAGAGTATAGAAAATTTCAATCAAGAAACACTTATTGATATTCAACTTCCATCTGTTTTACTTTCCAATATTTTATCATTTGATGATGTAATTTCCGTATCGCACACAATTGGTTATCCGGATACTTATGGTCTTATTAAAATTGATGATGAAATTATTACATACACTTCAAAAACTTCCAATTCATTTTTAGGATGTATTCGTGGTTTTAGTGGTATTGATAGTTTAGAAAAAGATAATAATCCAGAATTTTTAAATTTTTCAGTAACTGAAGCATCTGATCACACCCAAGGATCTACTTTAAATAATTTAAGTTATATTTTCTTCTTTGAATTTTTCAAAAAATTCAAATATCAATTTTTACCTGGATTTGAAGAAAGAAATTTTACAACTGGAATCTCTTTAACTAATATTTTATCAAGAGCAAAAGACTTTTATAAAGCAAAAGGAACAGATCAATCATTTAAACTTCTTTTTTCTGCTTTATATGGAAAAGAAGTAGATGTATTAAAGCCTCAAAATTATATGTTGAGGCCATCTGACAATAATTATCTTACAACTAAAAATATTTTAGTTGAAAAAGTTTCTGGTGGTGATCCAATTCTTCTTAAGGGATCTACATTAAATCAATATGTAAGTGGAATTGGTACAGTTTCTGCATCAATCTATAACGTAGAATATAGACCAATAGAAAATAAAGATTTATATGAAATATCTTTAGATTCCACATCATTTACTGGTAATTTTGAAACCACAGGAACAACAAAAGTAATAGAACCAACCCAATCATCTGCATCTTCAATTACAGTTGATTCCACTATTGGATTTGCACATTCTGGTGCTTTGATTGCAAGAACAACAGATTTGACAACATTGAATCTAAGATATACAGACAAAACCAATAATCAATTATTGAATATTAGTGGACTATCAACAGATTTAAATTTTGGAAATTTAATATATGAAGATAAATTAGCTTATTCATATATTGATACCGAATCATCATCTTTAGTTGAATTTAGAGTTATTAATGTTATTGATAATATTGATTTTGAAAATTCATCAGGACTGAAAAAGGGGGATAAAATTTCTCTTAGTTCTTTTGGTGCTAATTTATTTGATAATGTCAATTTTAATAAATGGATTTACAATATTCCAACTTATCACAACATAGTTGGCATTTCAACTGTAAGTTCAAATACTTATCGTGTAGTATTGGAAGATAATATTAAATTTTACAAAAATGATAAAATTTACATTACAGATAGTACAGATATATCAGCTACTGTAACAGAAATTGAATCCGATAATCAAATTATTGTAGATTCAGATATTTCTGTAAATACTTCAAATGTAATTAGAATTAAAAAACAAGTTTCAAAAGCAAACTCTGATTATTTTGGTTCTGCATCATCCATAAATGGATTAATTCAAAATACTTATATTGATAAGGACGAAAAATATTCTTATGTTGCCTCTTCTGGATTTCCAAACTATAAATTTACCTCCACAGATACAAAAATTATAGTTTCTACAGTAGGAACTGGACAAACATCAATTCTATATGCGTCAAATCACAATTTATTAACCGGAGATAAAATTTATTATAATTCATCTTCTTCTTCTGGAATTACAACCGGATATTATTTTGTAAAAAAAATAGATGAAAATTCTATATCATTATCATATAGCAACACCGATTTATTTGTAAATAAATACATTTCTTTAAATTCTGGAATAACTTCTGATTATATTTACAAATTTGGATATGAAAATAAAACCATTAAGGATCAAAAATTCTTAAGAAAATTCAATCTTCAAGAAAATATTAATTATTTTGACAAAAAGGAAGATAGAACTACATTTAATAGAAGAATTGGATTACTGATTAATGGAGTGGATTTATACTCTCCAACATTATTTGATGAAAACATTTATTATGGAAAATTAGATTCTATTTTAATTACAAATAAAGGATCAAATTATGACGTAATAAATTCACCAGAAATAGTGATTAAAGATACTAATGGAAATGGTGGCAAAGCAAGATTGATCCTTTCTGGGTCATTGAAAGAAGTAAAAATAAATTCTCCTGGTATTGGATATGACAGAAAACCAAAAATTACTTTAACTGGTGGCAATGGGAATGGAGCAATACTAGAATCAAATTTAGTCAAATCAAGAATTATTGCAAAATTCAGAGCAGATTTGACGGCTATTAATACATCTCTTGAAACTATAACTTTTATTGATAATCATAACTTTGATAACTATGAAGAAGTAACTTATTATACAAATGGAAACTCCAATGTTCCTGGTTTGATTGATAATGCAAATTATTTCGTAAATGTAATAAATTTAAAAACAATTAAACTTCATAAAAATAGAGTTGATGTTTTATCAGGTATCAATACTGTAAATATTACTGGAATTAGTTCTGGTTTTCATGAATTCAGAACACTAAAGAGTAAAAATACAATTACAAAAGTATATGTTAAAAATGAAGGATCTAATTACTCTAATAGATTTGTAAATGTATCATCAAATTTATATCCGTCATTGGATTATCAAACTTCTGGAATTAGTACTTTTGATAATTATATTTACGCTAAACAGCACGGTTTTAAAGATGGAGATTTAGTTTTATATTCAAATACAAATACTTCAATTTCTGGTCTTTCAACTAATATTCAATATTGCGTTACGACTATTGACGAAAATAAATTTAAACTGTCTGATGTTGGAATTGGAACAACATCATCAAATTCCAATTATATTAACAAAAAATACATCAATTTAGAATCATTGGGAATTGGAACTCATACTTTTGCATATCCTCCAATTCAAATTCAAATTGAAACGACATCTGCTATAGGATCTAGTTCTATTGTTACACCTATTTTGACTCCAGTAGTTCTTGGATCTGCTGAAAATGTTTATATTGAAGATGGTGGAGTTTCTTATGGATGCTCTGATATTCTTAATTATCATAGAAGACCTTATGTTGGACTATCTTCAATTTCTTCTGCGTTATTAAAACCAGTAATAATAAATGGTGCTATTACTGATGTTCAAATCATCTATGGTGGTTTTGGGTATGACAATGGAACTAAAATAGAAATTTATGGTGATGGTAAATATGCAGATCTAAAACCAATCATTACAAATGGAAGTATAACCTCATTTATTGTTGTTGATAGTGGAGTTGGATATTCATCTTCAAATACTACTTTAAATGCAATAAGAAGAGGAAAAGATTTACAATTTATTGCAAATGTTTTTGAATGGAAAATTAATCAAATTGAAAGAAATAAAAATTTAATTTCATATTATTCAGGAGACGATGAAACTATAACTTATCCTAACATAGATCAAAATCTTGAATTGGGAGTAATTAATTTTTATCTACCGAGACAATTAAGAAAAAATATCAATGATAATATTCAAGACAATAATCAGGAAATATTAAACGATTTTAAACATTCGCCAATTATTGGATGGGCATATGACGGAAATCCAATATATGGACCCTATGGTTATACAAGTCTTACAGATAAAACTGTAAAGATTATTTCCACAAGTTATAATAAAAAATCAATATCTTCATCTTTACTTAGACCATCTTCTTTTGTGAATGGATTTTTTGTGCAAGATTATCAATATAATGCATCTGAAGATTTAGATGAATATAATGGAAGATTTTGCATAACACCAGAATATCCATATGGAACATATGCTTATTTTGCAACATATGATTTGATTAGTGGGCAATTATATCCAAAATATCCATATATTGTTTCTGATTATTTCAAAGACACTCCCATTTTTGAAAATTTTGATCCAAGTTTCACTCAAGATGTAAATATTTCAAAATATAATTTGACAAGAAATATTGGAAATTATTTTCTAGATTCAACAAATTCTGGATATGAAATTTTAGAAAAAACTTCCCCATCTTTAAAGCAAGAATTCTATGTAAATCAAATTAAAAAATCTGGAATATCTTCAATTTTTATAGATTCTTCTGGTGATGGATATAATGTGGGCGATCTGATTAATTTTAATAAAGCACAAGAAGGAACAGGAATTAGTGCTGAAATTAGTAGATTAAAAGGAAAACCAATATCAAATATGGTAGTTGGTGTGACTACATTTTCTGATGTTATTTTTGGTTCAAGAGGGAATATTATTATTGGTATTACTTCTTATCCTCATTCATTATTGAATGGTGATAAAGTTGTCATTTCTGGCGTATCAACAGTTTCTTTATCACAATTAGAAGGCACAAAAACTATATTTGTAACTCAAAAAACAACTGGATTAACAACTAGTCTTCAAAATTCTTCCACTACTGGTCTTTCTACTAATATAAAAGTAACTGATACGTTTGGATTTGAAATTAACGATTCCATTGGAATTGGAACCGAAACAATGACTATCACCGGAATAGTTCCAGAAACTTCACAACTATTAGTGAATAGGTCTGCTTCTGGTGGAATTCATACCGCAGGAATTGAAAATGTTATATTACTATCAAATAAATTTCAGTTTGCAGAAACAGACCCAATTCCAACAGCACTTCCTGAAAATAAAATGATTTATTTTGATCCAACCAATACTATTGGATTTGGATTATCGGGAACTAATTATGCTGTTGTTGGTATCGGCACTAGTACTATAGTTAATAGATTTGTTCCAACAAAATCAATCTATATTCCAAATCATAAGTTTTATACTGGTCAGCAATTAATTTATAATTATTCTGCTGGTATCGGATTGAGCGTTTATGATTCTCCATCCAATGTATTCAGTTTAGTACAAAATCAAACAATCTATGCTGTAAATTATGGAAATGATTATCTTGGAATTTCAACAATTGGATTTACATCTTCGGTTGGAATTGGAACAACTTTAAATTCATTACTATTTGCATATAATTCAGCTGTCGGATATTCGCATTCAATAAGATCTACATATCAAACTGTAACTGCAAGGGTTGAAAGTTATTCGGGAATTGTAACAACTTCGCAAAATCATAATCTTCTTGATGGGGATAAAATTAAATTTACAATTATACCTTCAAGATCAGAAAATATATCATTTAGATTTGATACAAAAAATAGAAAAATTACAACAAATTTAATAGGTTTTTCTGCAAGTTCAGTATCTTTTGGCAATACTTCTACAATCAATTTAGGAACAAATAATCTTAAAAGTGGCGATAAAATAATTTATTATTCTGGCACTTCACCTATTGGTGGATTAATAGATAATTCGATATATTATGTCCTAAAACAAAATCCAGATAAAATACAACTTTGCCAATATGCATATGATGTAAAAGTTGGTGTTGCATTGTCATTTACAAATTCTGGAGTTGGTAATCACAATATTGCACTTATAAATCCACCATTATTATTTTCAAAAGGAAATCAAATAATATTTGATATTTCCGATTCATCATTAGAAAATACTAGATTAGAATTTTATATAGATCCCACATATACAAAGAAATTTGAAATTGACAAAAAAGAAATTAATAATCTTGCAATTACAAGATCGGATAGTTCTGTAATTATAGAAACTAATAATAGAAATATTCCACCAGTTTTATATTATAATTTTGTTTCAACATCGTTGACCGATTTAGAAAAACTTCAATTATCTTCCGATGATGAAGTTATTGGACATAATAAAATTGATATTCGTTCTAGTATTCTTTCTTCCGAACAATCTATCATTGGAATTGGAGTATCTGCGTTTAAATTCAATTTAGACCAAAAACCAGAATATACAGCATACACACAAGTATTGGGAATTTCTTCTGTGTTTTATGATACCAATTCTAAAAATACATCTGGACCAATATCACAAATAAGAATAAATTCATACGGAAAATCATATGGTGTTTTACCATCAATAAGTTCTATTGGAAGTACTTCTGGAAGTGGTGCTATTTTATATCCTATTTCAAAAGAAATAGGAAAAGTATTATCATTTGATAGAGTTAAAGACGGATTTGATTACCCAACGGATCCAACAATGCTCCCTCAATTGAGTGTTCCTGCTGTTTGTATTATTAAAGAAATATCCAGAGTAGATTCGGTTGGCATTTTGACGGGTGGAAAAAAATATAATACTCCACCAAGATTAAAAGTAATTGGAAGTGATGAAATAAAATTAATAGCAGGAATTCAAGGTGGATCTGTGAATAATGTATCAATATATACGAATTCATCCAATTTAAAAGATCCCCTTAGAATTGTGCCTTATAATAATTCAAATGGATATGAAATTGATAATATATACGCAAATGAATTAACTGGTCTTGGTACAATCGAATTAGTTGATGATCCAACACAATTTCCATACATTTCAACTGGATATGGTTCATCTATTTCTATTTTCCCATTTAAAGTGGGGGATCAAATATTCATAGAAAAATGTAGATTATCTGTCGGAACTGCAAGTTCTGCAAATTACAACTCAAGAAATTATGGTTATAATTTTTTCACGGTAACTGGAATCAATACTACAAATAAAACTTTAAATTATAGTATGGTTGGTTTGCAGACTGGAAAGTTTGGTACATATAACCAAGATTTGACTCTTGGTTATGTTGTAAACAGAAAAGATATGCCAGAATTTGAAATGAAATTAATTGATGATGCCGAATATTTTTCTGGGGAAAAAGTTTCATCTACTAATTTTTCAGCTAAAGTAATGGAAAATGGTTGGGATAATGATATTAATCAATTGAGAATGATAGATGTGAAAGGAACATTAAATACTGGCGATAAACTTTATGGTGAAATTTCAAAATTAAATGGAGTTGTGAAATTTGTAAGTCAGTTTAACCTTCCTGCTTCAATTGGAGTCACAAGAGATAAGATCCACAATCTTAATGATAATGTTGGATATTTAAATGATTATCAGCAAAGAATATCCGATAATAATTATTATCAGAAGTTTTCATATTCAATTAAAGGAGAAGTTCCATATTCAACTTGGAAAGAATCTGTTAAGTCTATCATTCATCCTTCTGGATTTAAAGAGTTTTCAGATTTAAATATAATTGGGGTAGCTACTACCGAATCTGTAAATCTTGGTATTGCAAAATCTACCAATATGAAAGTAAATATTTCATCATCAGAACCATCATTACTTGTAGAAATTGATAGTACAAGTTCTCTTTATACAAAAAATAATTTTTCAATGGTTTATGAAGATGATGTATTGGATGATGGTTCAGTGGAAAGAGTATATTTCCCACAAGGAATTGCACTAAAAACATATATTTTAAATAAAACTAATAAAGTATTACAAATTGATGATATCAGTTCTCAATTTACTGGAATTACAAGTACAATTGGAGGTTCAATTGTAGGTCTTTCATCATTCAAACTTGCATCTTCTGGTTATCCACTATTTTATAGAGAATTTGTTGGTTCTGCAACTACAGTTGTGGATTTAACAAATGACAAATTCATCATTCCAAATCATGGATTCCAATCTGGTCAACAAATTGTTTATAATTCTGGAGTTGGAAGTACGATTGGAATTGCTACAACATCATATGCCCAAGGACAATTGGATGTAATAATGGCAGTTGGTGCAGGAATTGGAAGTGCAATATTCGAAAATGGGTATAACAAATATGTTCCATATAGTGGAATTGTTACTGGAATTAGTACAACATTAGTACCTGCTGGTCCATCTATTCAATATTTTGGTTTTGGTGCTCCTATTCCATCAACAGTAAATACTGGAATTGGAACTGGAGCATTATTCCAAGTATTAATTAATTATAATGCTGGAACTGGAATTCCCATTGGAACATCAATTCAGTTAGTTGATGGTGGAAGAGGATATTCTGTTGGACAGCAAATTTCTATTGCAGGCACATATATTGGCGGATCTACTCCTACTAATAACTTATATTTCACAGTATCTAAAGTTTCTTCAACTAGAACTGGAACTGCCAATGCTTCTTATGTAAGTGTTGCTTCATCTTCTTCTGGAATTGGAACTGGAGCACTATTTAATGTTTATAGGGATTCAAACAAAGATATTAGTTTAGTAACTGTAATTGAAGGTGGTACTGGATATGCTTCTACAGATCAAATTATCATTTCTGGTGGAAATATTGGTGGATCTACTCCAGCAGATAATCTTTACTTATCCCCAACAATATTGGGAACAAAAAAATTACCAACAAATCTTTTTGTTCGTAGGATAGACGTAAATAGTTTTCAACTTTCTGGTTTATCTACAACAATTTCATCTCCATTTAATTTAATTTCGCTTGGATCTGGAACACAATCATTCAGTCTACAAGAATCAAATCAAAATGTAATTGTTTCTATAGATAATATCATCCAAAGTGCAATTCATAGAAAAAATATTACAATAGGTCTTTCTTCATCTATTGGAATTGGTTCTACATCAATATATGTTTCTTCTGGAATCAATTCAATAACAGCAAGTGACATATTAAAAATTGATAATGAATACCTAAAAATTAATTCTATCGGAATTGGATCCACGAATAGTATTAGTGTTAGTCGTTCATTTATGGGTTCAGTTGCATCTGCACATACTATAGGTGCGGCAGTTACAGTATATACTGGAGATTTTAATATTGTGAGAGATTCGATCTATTTCTCTACCCCACCATATGGACCAGCAATAGCATCAACTGATCCACAATTTGCATCTTCTTCATCATTTAATGGAAGAGTATTCTCAAGAGCATATGATTCATCACAACCAAATGATGTAAATTTAATTTTAGATGATATCTCAACAGATTTCACTGGAATTGCTGCAACTCAATTTGGATTAAAATCTAATGGAAATTCTGTTGTGGGTCTTTATACAAATACAAATAATAGCACTGATATCAATAATAATCCAATTATTCTTATAAACAATGTGTTCCAAGTTCCAGGAGTAGATTATTCAATTGATACTACCGGAACTAACACAATTAAATTCTTATCTGGAATTCCAAATGCCGGAAAAATTGTTAATGTTGCAATCACAACTGGTTATGGATACCAACCACTCCTAGGTGCATCTGCAACAGCATCTGTTTCTGCTGGTGGAACTATAAACGCAATTACTATAAATGGTGCTGGAAGCGGTTATAGGACCTCCCCAAGCATTAGTATTGCATCCACTGTGGGATCTGGGGTTTCAATTACTTCAACTATTGGTGCAGGAGGAACAATATCAAATATTAATATTATTAATGGAGGTATTGGATATACATCAACATCTCCAATTTATGTAAATATAGATCTTCCTCTTGCGTATAGCAATCTTGGAATTGCTTATACTAATGGTTCGAGTGGATCTGGAATTAATGCAAAGGTTTCCGTTCAAGTTGGATCTGGTTCTAGTATTATTCAATTTAATTTAGATAATCCTGGAACTGCATATAAAGTTGGGGATATTCTTAAAGTAGTAGGATTAACGACAAATCCAAATGCTGGAGTATCATTTAAAGAATTTAAAATTACAGTGACAGAAGTTTTGAATGATAAATTTAGTGGTTTTTATCCAGGACAATTTATTTTCTTTGATGATTTTTCACAATATTTCAATGATTCTCGTAAGAAATTTACTTTAACCCAAACAAAACTCGATGGAACTATAGAGATAGTAGATCTCAAGAAAATGCCTGGTTCTGATTTGAATCTTCAAAATAATTTATTTGTATATTTAAATGATATACTTCAAGAACCAAATTATTCTTACACATTTACTGGAACAAGAATTGTATTCAACGAAGCACCAAAAATAAATTCAAAATGTTCTGTTTTATTTTATAGAGGTTCTTCACTTGATGTCGAAACAATTACTCCTCCAAAAACAATTAAAGAAGGAGATACAATTACAATTGGAGAAAATATTTACGATAATTTAGACAGAGAACAATTTGAAAGAGTAGTCAAGCAAATAGTATCTTCCGATCAACTTGATACTTACAATTATGATAGCATTGGAATCAACACAGATCCCAATAATCTTAGACCTTTAAAATGGTCCAAGCAAACTCAAGATAGAATCATCAAAGGTTCTTTAGTATCAAAAGCAAGACCAAGTTTAATATCAACAATTAGACCAACAACTAGAATTATTAATCAAGTGAATTCTACTGACTCATCAATATATGTAAATAATGCTTATCCTCTATTCACTGATGTTGATAACCTTTCGGAAGAAGATAGAAGTATATTAATAATTGAAAATAAAGATACATCATCATCAATATCAACAGCAGTCGTTTCAGTTTCCAGTACAATTTCTTCGATTGACGTAACAGATGGTGGTATAGGATATGCTGCTACAACTTCACCAAAAGTTTCAATATCTACGGTTTCGGTTCAAAGTAAAGATCCAATTTTGAATTGGACAATAACTAGTGGATTATCCACTACTGCATCATTTTTGTCTGTAGTTGTTTCAAATCCAATTGTAGCAGTTGGAAGTTTTGGAGTTGTTGCTATTACAACTGATGCCAAAACATTACAATCATTGACTAATATCGGATATGCAAAAACAATAACATTTAATTCTATTGGTATTGGATCTACAAATAAGTATATTGCTGTTGGTCAAGGTGGAAAAATTGTATCCGCAATTGGATTTGGAACCACAATATCTTCTTGGACTGAAATTAATAAGTATGAGGAAACTTCTGTATTTGGAATTGTAACTAGATCTGCAAGTACATACATATCATCTTTATCTGATATCAAATATTCTCAAACTTTAGATAAATGGTTTTCTGTTGGTTATTCTGGAGCAATTTTTTCTGCAATTGGTGTAGGTAGTACTTCATTTGTAAAAATTCCTTCAAATACTTCAGAGAATTTGAATTCAATCGCATTTGGTAATATTATTGTTGCTGTTGGAAATAATGGCGCAATTATCACTTCTGGAATTGGAACTTTCTGGAGTTCCAATAATGTGACATCGCAAAATTTAAATAAAATAATTTGGACTGGAACAAGGTTTGTAGTGGTTGGCAACAATAATACAATACTTATTTCTTATGATGGTAATAGCTGGAATGCTATAACACCAAATATTGCAGGTTCTTTTACAAATATTCATTATAATAGTTCATATGATTTATACACACTATTAGATTCTAGTGGAATTTTATATTATTCTAAAGATCTTCAAAATTGGATTCAAAGATCATCAAATCAATCAAAAATATTAAAATCCATTGATTATTCTTCAAATTTAGATAGATATATTTCTGTTGGAATTGGTGCTACGATGGTTTATTGCGATTCAGTTTATAATTTTGCCACAGCAACTTCAAATACAACATCTGGAATAATAACTTCAATTACTATAATAAATCCTGGATTTGGTTATAATCCAAATAATGTGCCAAAAGTATTAATTGAACCAGAAAAAACAAAAATTGAAGAGATAGTATCAATTAAAGCGAGGGGTGATTTTGGAATTATTGTAGGAATTGATACAAGTGTTGGAACTGGTTCTACTATTCCCAAAATTAAATTCAATTTAAAATCTGAAAATTATGATAATAGTACTTTGGGTATTGGATATTCTTCTCTAAATGCATATGGAGTGACAATTAGTGGCATTTCAATTGGAGATTATTTTGTAATTTATAATAGTAATGTCCAATGCGGACATGCTTTAACTGGAATTACTACAAGTTCTACTCCTTGGGTAGTTGTTGGAACTGCTAATACATTTATTGATGGTGTTTATCGTGCAGAAAATGTAGAATCATCTGGAGTTGGAATTGTCACAGTAACTTGTAGTTTTAATCCTGGACCTGGATTGACCAATTCAATTAATTTTGTAACAAATACACAATCAATAACAAATGGATTCTATGGAAATTATAGTTGGGGCAAAATATATGATTATCAAAATAGAGCACTTGGTTCGCCAAAACAATTCACATTAAATTCAAATAATGGTTTGATTGGACTCTCGACCTCTCCTGAAGTCACAAGAACTAGAGGATTATTTAAAAGTAAATAAATAAAGATAAACATTTAGTAAAAATGCCTGCTATTATATCTGACCAATTTAGAATATTAAATGCTGAAACTTTTGTGAAAAGTTTTATTGGGGTAGGTCAAACTTTAAATAAATATTATACTTTTATAGGTCAACCCAATTCTACAAATCCATTGGCTGGTGGTTCTTCTTCTTGGGGGACAGGACCATCCCCTCTAGATGGATTTAAAGAAGAAAATGATATTAAAGATACTATAATTGCAATGAAGCAAATTACTACGGATGATGTTCGTAGAATGATCAGAAAAGTTTCTTGGACTGCAGGAACAACTTATGAAATGTATAAAAATAATTATAGTATTTACAATTTAACTCCAGTAACTAATCAATCAAGTTTATATGAATCAAATTATTATGTAATAAATGAAGATTTGAGAGTTTATATTTGTATCCAAAACGGATCAAATCCAGAAAATCCAACAGGAAGATCATCATACGATCAACCAACTTTTATTGATTTAGAACCAAGAGCTGCGGGAACTAGCGGTGATGGTTATATTTGGAAATATCTTTATACTATTAAACCATCAGAAATTGTAAAATTTGATTCCATTGAATTTATTCCAGTTCCTGAAAATTGGGGAACATCTGGAGAAAGTATAGCAACTCAATCAAATGCTATAGATGGAAAAATTAATTCAGTAATAATCAACCAAAGGGGAGTTGGATACAATCCAACATCATCTACTTTTACAAATATTCCAATTTTAGGTAATGGTAGTGGCGGAAAAGTTACAATAACAACAGATTCTTTTGGAAAAGTCTCTGAAGTTTATGTTACTGATGGTGGGCAAGGATATACTTATGGATCTATTCAATTTTATCCTGGAGCACCAGGAATAACATCATCATTGACTAATGTTGGTGTTGGAGCCACTTCTTTTGCCACATTTGATGTAATCATACCACCAAAAGGTGGTCACGGATATGATATTTACAGAGAACTTGGTGCATATCGTGTTCTTGTGTATTCTAGATATGAAACTTTAGAATCAAACCCAGATATAATTACGGGAAATGATTTTTCAAGAGTTGGAATTATAAAAAATCCTTTGACACTTGGGAGCAACACACAACTTTTAAATACATCTTTAATAAGTGGTCTTAGTGCAATCAAATTTACTGGTTCCGCAACTACTGCTACTACTTATGCTGTAGATTCCGTCATTACTCAAACTGTTGGTGTTGGTTCTACGGCAATTGGTTTTGTTGCATCTTGGGATAATGTTACTGGCGTTTTGAAATATTATCAACCAGTAGGATTATCTACAATTGGTGTTGGATATAAAATAAATCAATTTACATCATCTCCATCTTCTGGTGGAAGTTTGCTTATAAATGGTTCCTCAATGAACGGCACATCACCGCTATCAATTGATAGTGGATTTAGTGGTGTATCTACAACAATATACAACAGAACATACCAATTGGGAATGACATTCAATGCAGGTATTGCATCTGCAGAATATAATAAAAGGTCCGGTGAGGTCATATACATAGATAATAGATCAGCAATCCCGAGATCTTCCAGCCAAAAAGAAGATATTAAAATTGTATTGGAATTCTAAAAGAAAATGCCACAAAACACTAATTTAAATGTATCTCCATATTTTGATGATTTTTCTGATTCGAAAAATTACCAAAGAGTTTTATTTAAACCTGGGACTCCAATACAGGCTAGAGAATTAACAACTCTACAATCCATTTTACAGAATCAAATTGAAAAGTTTGGAAAAAATCTTTTTAAAGAAGGTTCAATGGTCATTCCTGGTCAAATTGCATATGACCCAGAATATACTTGTGTTCAAATTGATGAAGTCCATTTAGGTATTCCAATTTCTCTCTATATTGAGAGCCTTTTGGGTAAATTGATTCAGGGAGAAACAAGTGGCGTTAAGGCAAAAGTAGAAAATTATATCACTAATTCAGAATCAGAAAGAAATACCTATACTCTTTATATTAAATACCAAAGTTCTAGTAATAATGATTTTTCGACAAAAACATTTGTTGATGGTGAAAATTTAATTGCATTAGAAGATATTTCATATTCTTTATCTGCAATAAGATCCGGATCTACATTTGCGACATCTATTCTTTCAAATTCAACCTCTATCGGATCTGCCGCTAAAATTGTATCTGGAGTATATTTTATTCGTGGTTTCTTTATAACTGTAAATTCAGAAACAGTTATATTGGATCAATATACTAATATCCCAAGCTATAGAGTTGGTTTATTGATTAATGAAGAAATTGTTGTGGCATCAAATGAATATGTTGATTTATTTGATAATGCTCAAGGATTTTCAAATTATGCTGCCCCAGGTGCAGATAGGTTAAAAATATCCACATCATTGATTAAAAAAAGTATTAATGATTTTAATGATGAGAATTTTATTGAATTACTAAGAGTAGAAAATGGTTCATTGCAAAAGTTTGTAAAAGAAACAAATTACAATTTAATTCGTGATGAACTTGCAAGAAGAACTTATGATGAGGCAGGGGATTATTATATAACCCCATTTGATATTACAGCAAAAGAATGTTTAAATGACAGAATAGGAAATAATGGTATATATTTTGAAAATCAAGTAACAAAACAAGGAAATCCAGTATCTAAAGATTTACTCTGCTTATCAGTAAGTCCAGGAAAAGCATACGTTAGGGGTTATGAAGTTGAAACTATTAATAATACTATTATTGATTTAAATAAACCAAGAACTACTGATAATGATTACAATCAAGCAATTCCATTTAATCTAGGAAGACAAATCAATTTAAATAATGTAACTGGGACACTTCCAGTTGGATTTGGAACAACTTCATATGTTAATTTATACAATGGAAGAACTGGAATTGCTGGAATTTTTTCCGGAACTCAAATTGGTGTTGCTAGAGTATATGATTTAAAATTAAAAAATAGTGTTTATGTAGATAATACAACACAATTTGAAACTTCTTTATATGATATTCAAACTTATACAAATCTTACATTAAATACATCATTAACACAATCCATTCCTGCATTTATTCAAGGAAATAGTAGTGGAGCAAGTGGTTATCTCGTAAATAGTGTTTCATCATCTAATACTTTATCATTATATCAAGTTTCTGGTTCATTTGTAAATAATGAAACTATCAATATAAACGGAAATACTAATGTAAGAACGATCATTGGAGTTAGAGATTATAATTTCTCTGATATTCACCAAATAGTTGGAAATGGAGTAAGTTTCACAGCGGATCCAGTACTTTCAAATCAATCATATATTTCACAACCAGGAACAGTATTTACAATTTCAATTGCTTCTGCTGGAATTAGTACAATTACTACTACTGACCAGAATTTTTATGTTGGCATAAACACTGGAGATATTATTTCATATACAAAACAAGGAGATACACTTCCAACATATAATCAAGTATATCAAGTTAGTACATCATCAAAAAGTATTCAAATTGTTTCGTTACCTTCCATTTCTGGTGTTTGTGTTGGAACATTGCCAACATCCACATCCACAAATACTGATATTAAAAAATCCACTCTTGATGTTTTAAATACAACAGATGTTTCTTTATATTCCAAATTAAATAAATCAAATATTTCAAATTTAACCTTGACCGGTTCTAATATTACAATAAAGAGAAGTTATAATGTAACTATTTCTAATGGTGCTGCAACTCAAGTACTTGAAACGGATACTAGTTTAACACTATTACCATTCAATGAACAAGATTATAATTTAGCATTTGCTAATGGAACTATAGAATCATTAAGCGACCAAAAATTAACCGTTTCTGGAAGAACCGTCAATTTGCAAAATATTAGCCAAAATGGATCTGCAGTTTTGACTGTCAGTTTCAATAAAATTAATGCTTCCACCAAAAAGAAAATTTTTAATAGATGTTCATCTTTAATTATAGACAAATCGACATCTCAAGGATCTGGTATTGGATCTACAACGTTCAATGATGGATTATCTTACAGTCAAATATATGGTACTAGAGTACAAGATAAAGAAATTTCTTTAAATGTGCCTGATGTATCAAATATTATTGCAATCATTGAATCTTCCACATCTGGGGATCCATCCCTATCGTACTTACAACTTATAAATTTATCCTCTAATATTTTAAATTCGGTAAAGGGAGAATTAATCATTGGAGCAAACAGTAAAGCTGTAGCAACATTAGTTTCATCCACTGGAACAAATCAAATTGATATTGTTTATTTGAATGAGAATATATTTACTATTGGCGAACTCGTTACATTTCAAGAATCAAAAATACAGGCAACAATAACAACAGTATTTCCTGGTGATAAAAATATTAAAAATAATTTTATCTTTGATGATGGACAAAGATCCGAATACTTAGATTATTCTAGAATTATAAGAAAGCCAAACAATTCTTCTCCTACTAGAAAAATTAGAATAATTTTCAATAATTATACAATCAGTTCTTCTGATAATGGAGATTTTGTTGGAGTGAATTCATATGATAAGGATCGTTATGATGATTATATCCCATCAGTTGATGGTCTGAGAGTTACAGATCTTTTAGATTGCAGACCAAGAGTTTCTCAATTCAACAGTACAGTTGCGTCTCCATTTGAATTCAAATCAAGAATTTTCCAAAATACAAATGGATCCGCAACTGATATTTTTGCTAAAAATAAAAATATTAATCTTTCATATGATTATTATTTACCAAGAATAGATAGAATCTTTTTAGATAAAGATGGCGCATTTATTGTCAATAAAGGAATTCCTTCCCTTTCCCCAAAAGTTCCCAATAGTCTAGATTCATCATTAGAAATCGGAACTGTATATTTACCTGCATATTTATTTGATGCCTCTAGTGTCAAAATATCTTTAACAACACACAAAAGATATAGAATGCAGGATATTTCTAGTTTAGATAGAAGAATTACCAATATAGAATACTACACTTCACTATCTTTACTTGAAACTGATACTCAAAATTTAACAATAAGAGATTCTACTACTCAACTTGATAGATTCAAATGTGGTTTCTTTGTAGATAATTTCAAATCTTCCAATGGTGGAGATATTTCAAATCGTTTATATAAATCTAGTATTGATAAAGATGCTGGAACATTAAATCCACAACCATATTCAACAAGTATTGATCTTCTTATTGGTTCAGAATCAATACTTGGAATAGGGACAACATCAAATGTAGATGCAGATTTGAGATTTGTGAATGATCTAGGGTCACCAAATCTAACAAGAGTTGGTGATGTTGTATGTTTGAAATATTCTGATGTTGAATATGTAAAAAATCCATATGCAACAAGAACCGAAAATGTAAATCCATTTAATGTCGTAAATTGGATAGGGACAATACAACTAAGTCCTTCTTCAGATACTTGGGTAGAAACAAGAAAAACTGAAAAAATATCTGACATTGAAGGATCTTATAATTCTGCCATTCAGCAATTGGGAGTTGATACTAATACTGGTCTTTCTCCAGTTGATTGGGGATCTTGGGAAACAACTTGGACTGGAGCACAAGTAACAAATGGTCCAGCACTATTCACACAGCAGACTGGATCCAATTTAACATCTTCAACTGATTGGGTTGCTACTTCAGGATTGTGGCAATCTCGCAACCCTGAAAATGGTGTGATGATGCAAAGTCAAGATAGAACTACTACCTATCAAGACAGTTTTATTAATTTTTCAAATCAAACTACAATTACATCAAGAAATCAGACTAGACAGGGAATACAATATGGAGTCAACCAAAGATTTGATACAACAAATCTTGGCGATAGAGTAGTTTCTAGGGACATCTTGACTTATATGAGATCAAGAAATATTGAAGTTATTGCAAAAAGACTAAAACCAAATAGTCAATTTTATGCATTCTTTGATAATGTTGATATGACAAATTATATCATTCCTAAACTTCTAGAAGTTTCGATGATAAGTGGAACATTTTCTGTTGGGGAAACTGTTATAGGTATTTTGGGTTCAAAATCAATTAAATTTAGATTAGCATCCCAAAATCATAAGTATGGACCATATAATGCACCATCCGAATACTATTCAACCAATCCATATGATTCATCAAGCACAATTTCATCAAGTTATTCTTCAACTACTGGTTTATTGAATCTTGATACTGCAAGTTTAGAATTGCAATCAAATTCTAGTTTTTATGGTTGTGTTTCCAATGGAATGCGTTTAATTGGACAAACTAGTGGAGCAATTGCAGACATAAAAAATCTTAGATTGATTAGTGATAATTCTGGATCTTTTATTGGATCACTATTTATTCCAGATCCAACTTCACCATCAACTCCAGTATTTACTACAGGAAATAAAACATTTACACTCACTACAAGCTCAACAAATTCTACAATTTCTGGATTTGCTCAAAGTTCTGCGGAAACTAATTTCTCATCAAGTGGCACATTAGATAATGTAGAATCAACTACTCTTCGCATTCGTAATGCAAATATTTCTAGAGATGTAAAAACTGATGACAGAAAAACATCAGAAACAGACACAAGACTTGTGGCAAGCACATCATTCATAAACAGAACTGTAACTCAGACTAGATGGGTAGATCCACTTGCAGAATCATTTGAAGTATCGGATCCGAATGGAGTATATGTAACAAAATGTGATATTTTCTTCAAGTCAAAATCTACAAATAATCTTCCAGTTACTCTACAAGTAAGAACAATGAGTACTGGTTTGCCAACACAAACCATTCTACCATTTGCCGAAGTTATTTTGGATCCAGACAAAGTTTATATTTCAAATGATGCTTCTGTTCCAACTACCTTTACATTCCCATCTCCTGTTTATCTTGAGACTGCAAATTCATATGCAATTGTTCTCCTTTCTGCTTCAGATGAGTATAATGTTTGGATTTCGAGAATGACTGAAACTGATATTTCAACTTTAACTAGGCCAGAAGCAGAAAGAATTGTAGTTGCACAACAACCACTTCTTGGTTCTTTATTTAAATCACAAAATGGTTCTACTTGGGATGCAAGTCAACTTGAAGATTTAAAAATGACACTTTATCGTGCAAATTTTGTGACAAGTTCTGCGTCTGTGAGATTCTATAATCCAAATTTAGATATTGGAAATAATCAAATTGCAGCACTGAGACCAAATCCAATCCAAATGTATTCCAAATCAAGTCTAGTTGGAATTGGAACTAGTATTTCTGCTGCCAATCAAGCAAATCTAATTAATGGAGTTCAAATTTTACAAAAAAATAATTCCAATTTCTCTGGAAAATTAAGATCAGTTTTGGGTGGAATCAGCACTGGAGCAACAGGGACATTAACAATAACAAATACCGGAAGTGGTTATACAAGTGGATCTGTTACATTCCAAAATAAAAATTTAGTCGCTGTCAGTGGTTATGGTCAAGGTGCCAAAGCAAATCTTACTATAATTGGTGGTGTTGCAGTAGCTGCAACAGTTTCGGTCGGAGGAACTGGTTATGCAATTGGTGATGTATTAAGTATTGCTTCCACGGATACCGGAAATCTGGGAAAAAATCTTCTTATTACAATTCCAAATACTGCTGGTATTATCACTTCAATAAATTCTTTAATTATAGATAACATTCAAGGAAAAATTGATTCCACAGATTCGACAAAATATATTACCTATAATGGACAAACTGGTATTGTCACAATGGCGAATGCAAGTGTAACCTCACTTATTGATATTACTACTGGTCTGAGAATTAAAGTGAATCATAATAATCACGGAATGTATTCTCCACAGAACAAAGTTACTTTAAGTGGAATTGAGCCTGATTTGTCGCCATTAAAATTATCTTCATCATATAGTTCTTCTTCAACTTCAGATCTTCCATTATCATCTTCTGCTGCAATATTTACAATTTTTGAAAATATTGCAGTCAGTTCAGCAAATACTGGTTATATTAGTATTAAAAATGAAATAATAGGTTATACGGGGGTAAATACTTCGACTAATAGTTTGACAGGAATCACTAGAGGTCAAATTGCCGGATCGTACTCCGCAAATGATTTGGTATTTAAATATGAACTTAATGGAGTATCTTTAAAGAGAATCAATAAAACTCACACAATTTCTGATTTATATAATATTGATTTAGATGAATATAACCTAATATTAGATACATCTTCTGATGGTGCGGATAGAACTACTTCTAATGTAAATGGATATCCAGAACTATTTTTCTCTCAAAGAAAATCTGGGGGAACATATGAATCAACAAGTCCAGTAGTTGGATTTGAAAAAGGTCCCAAAGCATCACAAAATATTCCATTCAGTATCATAAGACCAAATATACAAACGTTATTACCACAAACTACTGAAATTAGTGCCAGAATTAGAACTTTCTCTGGAACAAGTGCTGACGGAACTGAGGCATCATTTGTGGATCAAGGATTTGAAGATATTTCATTAAATTCAAATAATATTTTAAATTCTACTAGAATTATTGCTTCTAAAATAAATGAATCCAATAATCTTGGAAATTATCCAGGAGCAAAATCATTTACATTAGAAATGATACTTTCTACTGGAGATCCAAAAGTATCTCCAATGATTGATTTGGATAGAGTAAATATTATTACTATTATGTCTAGATTAAATTCTCCAGTATCAAATTATGCTGCAGATTCTAGTGTTAATAGTTTAACTGATGATCCACATGCTGCAATTTATGTGTCAAAAATTATTAAATTGAAGCAATCTGCAGATAATTTGATGGTATTATTTGATGCATATAGAGATGCTTCTAGTGATATTAGAGTAATGTATAGATTGATGAGAGATGATACCTCATCTCAACAACAAGGATTTGAATTGTTCCCAGGTTACCCAAACTTAAATAATAATGGGGATGTAATTGATCCAAAAGACAATAATGGCCTTCCGGATAAATTTATAATACCTTCTGTTAATTTTAATGACTTAGGTAGTTATGAATTTACTGCTCATAATTTAGCACCTTTTAATGGATTCCAAATCAAAATTTTAATGTCTGGAACAAATCAAGCACTTTATCCAAAAATTAAAGACTTGAGAGCAATCGCAACAAAATCATGATTCCTGTTGAAAATAATAAATCATTATTTCGTGATGAAAAATCCGGAGCAATTATAAATTGCTCCGATAGTGATTATGAAAGATATTTGAGAGCAAAAGAAAATAAATTAAAAGAAATAGAAAAATCAAAACAACTGGAAACTGATATGGAGAATATCAAAAAAGACATTGATATGATAAAGGATTTATTGATTCAATTAGTTTTTAACAAAACCTAAATATATTAGAAAGTATTAAAATTTTAAATAATGGCAGCTTCTTATGTTAGTAATATCATAATTAATTCGGGAACTGATTTTACCCAAACATTTGATTTTGAAACCACTTCAAATACTCCATTGGATTTGACTGGATATACTGCATATTCCTCCATTAAAAAAAGTCCAGCATCATCAAAAACTACTGCCAATTTTGTCGTTTCATTTACCAATAGAGCTTTTGGTAAATTGACAATTTCTTTAGGATCTTCAATAACATCTACAATAAGATCAGGAAGATATTCCTATGATATTTTACTGGTAGATCCCCTTTCCATTAAAACCAGAGTTGTAGAAGGGAGTGCGATTGTTGCTGCTGGTATTACTACGGTATAAAAATGGCAGATATAAGAGTAAGACTTGGATCGGAAAACGCAATTAAAGTTCCCGCTACATCTATTGTAGCGGGAGGAAAATTATATCAACTTTCTGATGTTGATGTAAGTAATGGACAAGTTGGTGGAATGGTTTTGGTGTTCAATTCCACTACATTAAAATGGCAGGCAACTAGCAATCCGGTTTTAGTTGGAACATTGACTGTAAATGGAAATACTACACTTGGGCAAGTAAGTACAAATTTAAACACTTTTATTGGAATATCTTCTTTTTTGGGGAAGGTAAATATCGCTGGATCTATTACAAATGCTGGTGGTGCAATATTTGATAACGTTAAAATTGATTCAAATATAATTTCATCTTTGCCTGGATCTGGAGATACTTTATATATTGATCCCTATCCAGTTGGAATAAACACCGGAGGTAAGGTAATAATTAAAGGAGATCTTCAAATTTATGGAGATACTATTTTTTCTGGAATTAGCACTAGAGGATCTGCGTATTTTAATTCTGCTGGCAAATTGATTAGTACTAATTCTCCAGAAGTTGGATATGCGTCTACTTCAAATTATATTTTGACAACAGATAATTCAAATGTTCCGGTTTGGACAAACATAATAGATGGAGGGCAATATTAAAATGAATAATGAAAATGATATTGATGTAACAATTCTAATAAATACATATTCGCAAAAAATATCTTCACTTTCAATTGAAAATATTGTATTGGAATCAAAAATTCAATCTTTAATTAAAGATTTTGAAAAAGAAAGATGTGAATTATTGGAAAAAATAAAAGAATTAAAAGAAGAAACTACTGATAAATATTAAAAGGAAGGTATTCAAATAATGGCACAACCATCATCTCGCCAAGGATTAATTGATTATTGTTTAAGAAGACTTGGTTATCCCGTTCTAGAAATTAATATTGAAGATGATCAAATTGATGATTTGGTAGATGATGCTATTCAATATTTTAATGAAAGGCATTATGATGGCATTGAAAAAGTATTTCTAAAGCACAAATTAGACCAAACACAATTAGATACAATAAGAACTGGTGTTACAACTTCAACTGCATCTTCGGTAGTAGGAATAACAACCGTAAGATATACGGAAACAAATAACTTTTTGCAGTTGCCAGATCACGTAATTGGTGTGAATAATGTATTTAAAGTAGATTCTAGTACAATATCCAGTGGTCTATTTAATATCAAATACCAACTGTTCTTGAATGATTTGTATTATTATGGAGCACTCGATCTATTAAACTATGCAATGGTAAAAACATATCTTGAAGATTTGAGTAGAATTATTACTCCAGATATTCAAATTAGATTCAATAAAAAAAATCATAGATTATATATGGATATTGATTGGAGCCAAATGGGTCCAAATAATTATTTAATTTTTGATTGCTATAGATTAATAGATCCTTCAGATGCACCAAGCATTTATAACGATTGGTGGTTAAAAAAATATTTAACTGCTTTGATGAAAAGACAATGGGGTGTCAATTTAACTAAGTTTAATAATGTATCTCTTCCTGGTGGTATTCAATTTAATGGAGAAAGAATTTTAAATGATGGAATAAGGGAAGTAGAAGAAGCTGAAAAACAACTCAAGGATGAGTATGAAACTCCTCCAATGGATATGATAGGTTGATAATATGTCTCCACTTAATCCTTATTTTTTAAATGGAACTGTCGGTGAGCAAAGATTAGTACAAGATTTAATCAATGAGCAGTTAAAAATGTTTGGGCAAGATATTGTCTATATGCCCAGAAAGATAGTAAATAAAAGTAATATATTAAAAGAAGTAACTGTATCCAACTTTGATGATTCATATAGATTAGAAGCTTATATAATGAATTATCAAGGATTTGGTGGAAGGGGAGATATATTATCAAAATTTGGAGTTCAAACTACTGATGAATTAACTTTAATTATATCCAGAGAAAGATATGAAGACTTTGTTAGTACTTTTATTGTAAGTAGTGAAGAAATAGAGGTATCCACAAGACCTGAAGAAGGTGATATAATTTATTTACCTTTAGATAATACAATATTTGAAATTAAATATGTAGAGGCAAAGTCTTCATTTTATCAATTAAATAATCTTTATATTTATGAATTAAGATGCGAGGTATTTGATTATGAAGCAGATGAAAATATCAACACAGGCATCAGTGAAGTTGATGAATCTGTGAAAGATTTTGGATACATTACAACTTTAAATATGGTTAAATCTGATGCTGCACCAGCATCTGCAAATATCAATCTCGCATCTAGTCTTGCTGCCGTGTATGGTGGTTCAGTTTCTAAAATTGATCTAATCAATGATGGTACTGGTTATTTGGCAACTCCAACAATTTCAATTTCTCGCGCAATTGTTGGGGGGATAAATGCAACTGCAGTTGCAATTATGACAAGTCGTTCCAATCAAACTGGAAAATCTATTGATAAAATAATGATTATAAATCCAGGAATTGGATATACAGTTATACCATCAGTTACAATTGTGAGTTCAAGTGGTTCTGGTGCAATAGCAACAGCAATCGTATCATCTGGTTCTCTGAGTCCATTTGAAATTGTTAGTGGTGGTGTAGGGTATTCTACGAGTCCTATAGTAGCAATATCAACAGCACCTTCTGGCGGAACAAACGCAATAGCAGAATGTGTAATCAATTCTCTAGGAATAGTAACTGCCATTAGATATAGTAATGCTGGATCTGGATATACATCAATACCCTCAATTTCTTTCTCTTCACCTATTGGAGTTTCTACTGGAAATTATGTATTTAATGAAGTAGTTAAAGGTGTTTCTACAGGAACAACTGCACACGTTGCTGATTGGGATTATGATACAAGGATACTTAAAGTTAAAATAGCAAGTGGGTCTTTTGCTTTAGGTGAATCCATAGTTGGAATTGGAACTACTTTTGGTGGTTCCAATTCCAATTATAAACTTCTTTCAGTTAATACACAAGATGAATATGATCCATATGCAGAGAACATTCCTATTGAATCAGAAGCAGATGAATTTTTGGATTTTAGTGAGCGCAACCCCTTTGGAGATTTTTAAATCTAAATACTTAATAAAAGGACATTATTATGCTAGGAGAATACTATTACCACGAAATAGTCAAAAAAACTATAATTGCATTTGGCACCTTATTTAATAATATTAACATTAAACACAAAAAACAAGATGGCAGTGATTATAGTACAATAAAAGTTCCTATTGCATATGGTCCAGTAGAGAAGTTTACGGCAAGATTAGAACAAAAACCAGATTTGAGAAATAGGGTTTCTATCGTTCTCCCAAGATTAGCATTTGAGATGACTAGCATTCAATACGATAATACTAGAAAAGTCTCTACTATGCAAACTTTTAAAGCATTAAGTTCTACAGATAATCAGGTAGTAAAGAAAGTTTTTATGCCTGCTCCATATAATATTGGCATTCAACTTTCTATTATGACTCAATATAATGATGATGCTTTGCAAATTATTGAGCAAATTCTTCCGTATTTCCAACCATCTTTCAATTTAACAATAAATTTGGTTTCCTCTATAGGGGAAAAAAGAGACATTCCTATGATACTTGAAAATATTAATTTTAAAGATAATTATGATAGTGGTTATGAAGAAAAAAGAATTATAATTTATGATTTAAGTTTTACTGCTAAAACTTATTTGTTTGGTCCCATTCCAGACAATACAGAAGGCTTTATCAAAAAAGTCCAGGTAGATTATTATTCTGATACAGAAACCAAAAATGCATCTAGGCAACTTCGTTATGTTGCAGAACCAAGAGCAATTAAAGATTATAATTCAGACAATACAACCTCTCTTGCACAAGATGTAGATGATAAAATTACTAAATTTATTGTAAATAATGCAACTTCTCTTGTAGAAGATACATATATACAAATTGATGACGAAGAAATGTATATTAAATCTATATCTGGAAATACTATTACTGTATTAAGAGGTAGAGATGATTCTTCTGTAGTTTCACATTTAAATGGTTCATCTGTAAATCTCATCAATGCTGCAGATGATAATTTGATTGAACAAACAGATGATTTTGGGTTTGACGAATATCGTTTTGATTATGGTGATGGTAAAATTTATAGTCCATCTAAAGGTATTGATGTATGAATAACAAATTTGACGATATAAATCAAGCATTGGATATAGAAGCAACTTCTATAGAAAAAGAAATTGTAAAAAGATCTCCATCAAAATTATCTAGACCAACAGATAAGAATGATTTAGATGCTGATTATGAATATGCAAGAGGGCATTATTATGCCTTATTGGAAAAAGGCCAGGAAGCAATTGATAGTATATTAGAATTAGCACAAAGTTCAGAAAAAGCAAGAGATTTTGAAGTCGCTCTTCAAGGAATTAAAAGTATGGCCGATGTGGTAGATAAACTTATGGAGTTACAGCAAAAAAATAAAAAAATAAGAGAAGAAGATAAATCTAATCCAAAGAATGTTACGAATGCACTTTTTATTGGTTCTACTGCAGAATTGCAAAAATTACTCAAGAAAGGAATCATAGATTCTAAATAGTTAGAAAGTTTTATATGAAAAATTTTAAAGAGTTTATAGATGAAACTAAAGTAATAAAATTAAAATCACATAAAACTGTAGATGAAATAGCAAAAAAACACAGACTTGATATTTCTTTTATACAAAATCAACTTGAGATGGGAATACCAATCGAGCACGAACATACTCGTGATAAAGTTTTAGCAACTGATATTGCTTTGCAGCATTTAAATGAAATTCCGGATTATTATACTCGTCTGAAAAAAATGGAGGCATCTGCAAAGAAAGAGCACAAAAAATTTAGAGATGTGGTAGAAGAAAAAGAGGAAAAAAGATATTGCAATCTCTGTAAAAAAGAAGAATCGCAAAAAGAATGTAAATATGGTCCTGTTATGTGGAATATAAACACGGGAGGATTGACACAAAATCAAATTAAATTTAATACTACTAGAATACATCCTGCAAATGAATCAGTGACCATTGAAGATGCAAATGGCAATACTTTTTTGGAAGTTATTGATTTAATTAAACCAGAAAAAATGAAAGGTGTTAGTGAAGAAACAAAATCTGGTGACTCATCTCTTCACGATTGGTTTTCAAAAAGCAAGTCAAGTGACGGAAAACCAGGATGGGTTCAGTTGGGGGGCAGATATGCAGGGAAACCTTGTGCCAAACAACCAGGACAAAATACTAAACCAAAATGTGGTTCATCAAAAATGGCTGCAAATATGTCCGATGAGGAAGAAGATGCAGCAGCAAGAAGAAAAAGAAAAGAAGACCCAAACCCAGAAAGAATCGGGAAAGCAAAAAACGTTGCAACCGAAGAATTTGTAAATGAAGATGCTTGTAAAGAAAAAGTAAAATCTCGTTATAAGATTTGGCCTTCTGCATATGC